CATACAAGCGATCACCGCCAAACACATCGCGCACCTGTTTTTCGGCAGCTTCGATCACGGCTTTTTCAAGGCGTGGCGTGAGCGCAAGAACGCATCGCAAGGTGTACTCAACAACATCATCGGTGTGCTTGACCATGTGCAGTGCATCAAAGTCAATCACCACATGCTCTGGCGTTGTCTGGTTTTTTTGTGTGCGTGAGGTTGTTGTTTTCACCATGTTCTTGACTGCGTGTTTTGTCGGCGCGATTGCCGGTTGATGATGGGGTTGTTTTTGACGGGCTCGGGCTTTGGCTCCGGGGTCTCGACAGGTGCCTGCACTTCGGCCTGGGTTGGCTTGCCATCCAGGTAGGCTTCAATTCGATCCCAATCCGTTTTGGTGGCGCGATGCAGGCGCAATTCAGGGTGATGCGCCGCCGCAAAAGCGTAGACCCACGTGTCAAGCGGCTCATTTCGTGCGCCGCGCCGGTTTTCAAAACGGTTTTTGCTGGGGTTGTAAATCTCGCCCACCAGGCCAGTGAAAAACTCGGGCTGGAGCTGATCGCTGAAATGCGTCATGCGCTCTTCGGGTTGCTTGTCCGCATCAGCGCTCAGTCGGCTGTAAAGCCAGTGCTTTGCGCCAACAGTGCCCACGTGATAGACCATCACGCCTTTTTTGTCGCTTCGCCCCTTGAAGTCAATGTCATGGAGCTTGCCTTTGCTGAGGATGGGTGCGTTATTCGGTACCGCTCCAAAAATCGCCATAGGCCGCTTGACCCGCCGTTGACGCACAAAGTTTTTGACAGCCTCTGTGCGGTGGCCGCCAGCGTCTTGGCACATGGCCTCAATGCGAAGACTTCCACCGCCCTCGCGTTCGATGGGACGATTGAGCAAATCGGCCAGCGCAGCCCACACGGGCTCATCGGCCGGATCACCAGGCAGCTCGATGTAATCGAGCGTCCAGAATGCAAGGCCACGGCCCCAGCCAACGATGTGCACGGCCAATCGGTTGTCCTGAGTATCAACTCCCACGGTGACCACCAATGCGCCGCGCGGCGCAACGCGCAAGGGGTAAGGCTCGGCCCTGTCGGCAATTGCGTTGTGACGCACAGCCCGCATGGCCGCATCCTCCCAGGGCTCGGCCAGCCGGTCATTGATGAAGGTCTTGAGCCGCGCGGGATCGTTTTGAATGTCGCGCCATGTTTCTACCAGGTCGGCCCAGCGCGGCCCCAGTCCAAATTGGTAGTAGAGGCAATTGATGTGATACCCGCGCATTTTTGCGCCGGGATTTGTTGGACGCCATTCACCGGCTCGGATCATGCTGGTTTTGTGATGTTCATCAATTTGAGCGCCACACTCTTGGCAGGTGTACCAGACTTGCGAGCCGTCAGCGCTCCAATGCAGGCCACCCCACTCCAGGTGCTGCATGTGTGCGCAATGTGGGCATGGCACATAGAACCGGCGTTGATCGCTTTTGTTCCAAAGCGATTCGATGCGGCTGATTCCCTTGATGGTCGGTGTGCTGATGTAGAGGCGTTTATAGGTTGAAGGGAATGCACTTGTGCGGCCTTCAAGCATTGCCAGTGGATCATCGCCACCACTGAGGTTATTGCTGAATTCGTCAACCTCGTCAACGATCAGTTTTTGCACGGTGGTGGACTTCAATCGGCTTGGACTGCCCGCATGCTCGATGTAGAGCTGCCCACCGGCAAAGTCTTTGAATGTCCGAGTGTTTGATGAATCGCGGCTGGCAACGCTGGTCAGTGCGCGTTTCATGGCCGGTGTCTCTTCAATGGTTGGCGTGAGTTTTTGCGCCACCCATTTATTCATCGAAACCTCACCGGGCAAACACACCATGATCGGGCCGGGATCATGATCCATGGTGTACCCCAATGAATTCACGGCCACCTCTGTTTTCCCAAACTGAATGGGGAACATCAAAGCCGTGTCATGCACGGCGCTTCGGGCGCTCATGCAATCCATGGGCTCACGCAACGGCGGATTGTTTTCCGTGACCCATTGACCGGCCTGTGCGCTGCCTTTGCTGGACAGCCTTCGCTCCAAATCTGCCCATTGACTGACCGTCATGGGTTTGCGTGGAGAAAGCGAACGTGCCAGCGCCTTGAATCCAGAAACGCAAGGGTTGGCAAACTTGACCAGATCAGACATTTTCAGCCTCACCAGCCATGCGGTTGAATTTGTCGGCCAGGTCAAGCAACAGGCGCTCAACTTGATCGGTCAGAGTGGCCCGAATTGCGTTTTCGTCGCGGCCAACCATTTGCGGCGGCAATGTGGCCGTCCAGGCTTCAAGCCGTCCGCGCAGCGTAGCACCGGCATCAGCAAATGCCGCCACCACTTCAGATTTTTCCATCAATTCGCCAGCCTCTTTGCGCCATGACGCATGTTCGCGCTCAGCGGCCCAGTGCTCACGCTTTGCTTTGGCGGTCTGAAAGTCATAGGCCCGACTTCCAGGCTTGATGTCTTGTTCGGCCTCTGGGTCTTGATCTGCCTCGTTTGGCTCTTGTGGCGTCTCTGTGTGGCCTGTCATGGCCTGCGCACCACGGGCGCTTGCATGGCGATTTGCAACACCTGATTTGGATGGATCGCGCGTCTCTGCAATTCGCGCAATGCTTTCTGCCACGCGCACCATTTTGCCGTCATCGGTCAATACCAAACGGCCCTCTTTTTTGAGCTGGTAGGCATACGTGCGCTTGCATCCGATGTACTCGGAAAACTCGGGGACGGAAAGCGTTTCTGGCCGTGGAGTCATTTTGCTGTAGCCAATGCCTTGTCAATTTCCTGATCAAGGATTTGCTTGAATTTCGCTTCAACGATGGGGCTTGCAATGGCCTCCATGTTCAGTTTCTTTTCGTACTTTGCCGGGGTGTCCTCAAACACAATGACCGGGATCAACTTACCCGGCCCCCCTGAGCTCCCAGGGATGCGCCGCCAAATTCCGAGCGGTGCGTTTTCCCAGCCATCGCCGCGGGGAACACCAAAAAACAATTGCAGTGGCTGGCCCTTTTGGCCCTTCCTTCGATTTGTGCCACCGGCCCCCAAGCGCCGAGCAATGGCCGAACTGAGTTGGCCGTTTTCTGCCGCATCCTTGAGTTTTGAAATCAGGCCGCGCGGGATGTTTCCAAATGCGTTGAGCTGGATGTTCCCGGGCAACTTGATGCCAGCCTCATGGGGCTGATAAATGCCGCCATCGGCTTGCAGCGCCAAGTACTTGGCCTGGATGTCTTTGAAACCGACCTCGGCCACCAGCTCTTCGCGTGTGGCTTTTTTGGTGTAGGTGCCATTTTTTGTGAATGGTGTGGGTCGGTCAAATGTCTTGTCCAGGGCATCGGGGATTGCTTTTTTGACTTCCACCGCAGTTTTTGTCAGCGCTGATGCCACTGCAAATTTGACTTGCTTGAGGCTGGTTGCCATGGCCGCTTTGACTTTGGCGTCATCGACATCAATTTTGATCTTCATGACTGGCTTTCTGTTTTTGAGGCCTTGGAGGCGTTTTCTTCAATCAGGGCATCCAACCCCTTGGCTAAGGTTTTTTCGTCGCCTGTGAGCGTGATTTGCATGGCCCTGAGGCCGGGGAAGAGGTTTTGATCTTGCAAAAACTTCACCAGGTCATGTAATTCAGGCCAGGACTTGACCACCTCTTGAAACTTTTTGGCGTTTTCAGGGGTGCAACGGATCAAGGCTGTTTGTTTTTTTCCATCCATCTTTACTTTTGTGCGGTATGTGGGGTGTGTTGTGCGGTATGGCGAAACGTGTAAGTGCTTGATTTGATTGGTGTGTGCGGTATGTGCGGTATGTGCGGTATGCCTACACACATGTGCATGCACACGCACACGCATGCACACGCATGTGCGCCTGTGCGTCCGTGTAAGGATTGATACCGCACATACCGCACAAGCCTTGTAAATCAATGGTTTGATGGCGCACGTGATACCGCACGTGATACCGCACATACCGCACAAAACAGGCCGAGACAGGGTGAAATCGGTCATCGCCCGACACCTCCCATGCCCTTGAAGTCCTTGAGCGCCATCTTGAAGACACCCACCCGCTCACCAATCCACTCACTTTCTGAGCGGCCTGGTGGCATTTCGTGCCCGCCCTTGAGAAACGCAATGGCCGATGGCCCCTTGAGGCCGGTTTCACTGTCGTATCGCTTGCGCTCCACGGCTGCCCCATGCTTGCGCTTGAGGGCGTTGGCAAAGCGTGGCTGGTTGAGCGCTTTGAGGCCAACACGCCTGCACCATTCGTGGTACAGGTCAAACAGGTCTTGGCTCAGGCATGGCGACAACAGTTTTGGGGTGTGCTTACCCGGGAACCCATCCACATCACCAGCCTCAAAAGCCAGCATGAAGCGGCTGGGGCTGTCCAGGCTCAAGTCGATCAGCTCACGCTTGGCATCGGTCATGGGTGGCAGCGTGGCCGAATTGAAATCACCCAGATCAAGATGCAGCAGATAGTCATGCAGCGCGGCCACACCATCGCCATCAATCTCGGCCTTGACGCCCGCATAAAACTCGCGGCTGAGCTTTTCAGGCGTCCAGATCACCGCATGCCGTCGGTCATCCTCTTCAAGCACCACGGGCATGGCCTCATTTGACAGAAACACCATGTTCACATGGTTGCGCTCTTCGTAGGCGGCCATGTTCTTTGGGTTGATCCTGATCCACTCGCCGGTGATGAACGCCTTGAGCTTGTTTTTGATGTGGTACAGGTCGGAACGCGCCACCACCTCATCGGCAATCAGAAACAGTTTGCGGCTGGCCCAATCATTGAATTTGTCTTCAATGGCCGACTGGTCAATCACTCGACCATAGGGGCCATAAATGCCCATGATGGCCTCAAAAAACATGTTTTTCCCGGTGCCTTGTGGGCCGTGAATTACCAAGGTGGTTTTCATCTTTGCGCCGGGATGCTGGACGGGGTAAGCCAGCCAACGGATGCACCATTGAAAAAGCTCTTCTGGCTTGCTGTCGCCCGCGCACATGTAGCGCAGCAGGTCAAGCAGGTTTTCACATCGGCCAGCCTTTGGCGTGGTTGGCCAGCCTGACCACAAATTGCAATGAATGGTCGGATCGGTGCAGGCTGGATCAAAACCCACTTCGGCCACTCGCACCAAATGCCGGTCAGGATGTTCGGCCCATGATCGGTGCAACTCACGTGCCACACACGCATCGCGCATATCGCTCAAGGCCACCAAGCAATGCTCTTGATGGTCAAACACTGTGCCGCCCTGACCGTACACAAGGGAAAAGCGCTCCAGCAGCTCATCAAGCGAATCAATAGGCCTCAGCGGCTGTTTTTCACCGCTCCCCTCCCCCTGTGCTGTGCTGTCACGCGCGGCGGCAGTGCCCAGCGTCCAACCCAATTCCGAGATGCGGGCTTGCACCTGAGCGCGAACAACGTGCAGGCCTTCGGCCAGGTGCAGGTCATTGAAGTCAGTAATTTTGGTGCCGCTGGTCTCAAATGCTTCGCGCCGCTTGGCTTCATTCGCAAAGACGGGTGCCACATAAGCGCCACCCACCTCCAGCGCCGCAGCGCTGGCGCATGTGACGCCTGGATTTCCCGTGCTGAAAACATCGTCATCCGCACAGATCAGCATGCGGGTTTTTTTGTACCGCTTGCGCAAAGCCGCCGCTACTGGAGCCAGGTTGCCAGCATCAAATGCCACGGCCACCGGGATGCCTGTAGCCTCGTACAGGCTGGCCGCTGTCGCATACCCTTCGGCAATCAGCATCAGTGGCCCAGGCAGTCCGATCAAATGGAAATGGGCTTTCTTGATCAAGCCAGCGGGCCAGAATTCCTTGCCCAGCTTGCGCTGGCTGTTTTTGCTGCCCCGAATGATTTGCAGGCCATGAATGTTGTTGGCCGTGTCCAGCATGGGGATGATCATTGCCCCACTGTTCGGGCCAAAGCGAATGCCATGCGCTCCCACCCCCTTGCGGTGGAGATAGTCGCAATCGCCATCCTCAGAGCATTTTTTCCAGGCGGCGGTGGCCTTTCGTGCCGCCCGCTCAGCATCGCCCTTGCGCACCAATTCGGCCCGCTTGCTGTCTTCGGCCAGACGCTTGCGAAGGCTGGCCCGTTGCTCTTGACTGATTTCAGTCTTGCGGATGTCGATTTTCGTGGCGTGATTTTCAGCGCCACGCCAAATGCCATAGCTGCCGACGATCAGGTCATCACCATCGGCCAGGCGCATTTCGTGCAGGTGGTACCAGCCGCGCTTTTCCCGAGTCCCCTCAACCCGGCATCGCGCGAGCTTTCCGATTTCAAGGGACTGGACATCCAGCCCCGCCGAGACCAGTTGGCTC